GGCACAAAGGAGCCCGAAAAGCGTGCGCGTTTAAAATCCTGGAAGGTGCGGAAAATCGGAAAATCAAAAGGAGGATCTCATGATTGAAAAAGAAGATCTCCCCTCGTGTCCTTTCTGTGACGGTCAGGACTTGTGGAGGCGTGGGAAAACGGCGAATGGATTGCAGCGGTGGTACTGCAAAAGCTGCGGTCGCCAGTTCCACATCGATCTCCACAGGGAGATGATGCTTGACATCGTGACAAGTCTTCTCCGGCAAAAAGTTGATGTGATGAAAATCGCCAGGGCGCTACGAGGACAGGTCGGCAAAAGCACTCTGTACAGAATGAAAGGAAGCAAAAACCATGGATAAGAAAGAAATTAAAGCGGCGGTGGCAATCAGGTGCAAAGCAGAGCGCGTTGCCATGCCGCAGAAGAAAACTCTGAAAGCTCGGGAAGCGCTGAGCCTCGATTTTATTGGTGCCTGTTATGACACCAACAACGTCGGAGAGGCCCGCCTGTATGTCGCGCTGAACAGGGATCGGCATCGGTTTGATGTCAACGCCGGGGAGTGGCTCTTTTTTAAGGAGCACTTCTGGGATGTGGACCCGCTCGGGGCAGAGGCGTTCTCTGCAATCTCCGCAGTGGTCGCAGAATTCGAACGGTACTACGAAGCTGTTCTCCTGCCGAAGATTGAATATCTGCAGGAGAAAGACCACCCGAAGCCTGCAGAGGCCATGCAGAGAGAATACAAAACCCGCATCAAAAGGCTGCTCTCTGCCGGTGGCCGCGCTGATGTTATCAGTACGGTGTTGAAAGAGACAGAGATCCACTGCACCAGTGATCAGTTTAACCAGAACGGCTGGATCCTCCCGGTGAACAACGGCGTGATTGACCTGCGCACCGGACATATCAGAGACGGCAGCCCTGATGATTTCTGCTCTGTTCATGCTCCTGTTGACTGGGACGGCATCGATTCCCCGGCACCAACGTGGGAAGCGTTCCTCTTTGACATCTTCGCCGGCAACCTTGACATGATCAACTACATCAAGCGGATCCTCGGCATGGCCATTGTCGGCCAGCAGCTGGAACCAGACTTTTTTCTTCTCTATGGCAAGCACGGACGCAACGGCAAGACCACCCTGCTGGAGACTATCGCAAGGGTGCTCGGTCCGGAAATCACCGGAGCAATTCCCGTAGAGTTCTTTCTCCGGCAGGGCTTTGGTGGCAGTCGCAGCGATCAGGCCTCACCAACACTGGTGTCGATGCAGGGGAAACGGATTGTCTGGGGCGTCGAGCCGGACGACAACAGGGATTACGCAGTCGGGACCCTGAAGGCGATCACCGGCGGAGACTCCATCACTGCCCGCCAGCTCCATGAAAAGAATATCACCTTCACCCCCGCCCTCACCCTCTTTCTCCTCTCGAACCACCTGCCACACGCCAGTGCAAATGACGGCGCCTTCTGGGAGCGGATGCGTCCCCTCGAACTCACCCTCTCTTTTGTCATCAGGCAGAAGAAGATCGACGAGGAGGGTAACGAGACAGCCCGGCCACTGCAGGAGTTCCAGCGGCACGCCGACACCGCGCTGCGCGATAAGCTGGCAGCAGAACATCCCGGCATCCTCGCCAGCCTTGTCCGCTATTGCCTGGCATGGCAGGAAGCCGGGTCGACATCACCACCGGCAGAGGTCATCAAGTTTCTGGAGCAGTACCGGGCCAGCGAAGACATCCTGCAATCGTTTCTCGACGAGAACTGCTTTGTCGACATTGACAACCCTAACTGCAACTCTGCGCTCTCTGCACTGTACAACAGATACAAGGTGTGGTGGGCAGACAACAACCCCTCCCGTCCAATATCAAACAGGCGCTTCTCAGCCCTGCTGGAAGACAAGTTTGAAAAGTATAAAAACTCTACTGCGCATTTTCGCGGGCTGATGCTTGACGCCGGAAAGATCGTGGGGGACGCCTATGAACAGCAATAAGCTCCCGTGCTCCCGTAACCTCCCGTGTTCCTCCCGTTCAATATGTATCGATACTTCAATATGTTAGACCATCCAACGGGAGAACGGGAGAAAGAAACACATATATCCCGCGTGACGCGCGAGGGAAGAAGCTGGAAGAAGGAGCAGAAAGTTTTTTTTGTAATACAAAGTTGTAGCGGTCTTCCTCCCGTCCTCCCGTAAACCTCTCTAAGTATATAGAATAATAAAGGAAAAAGAACGGGAGAAACACGGGAGGAAACGGGAGAAAGAAAAGAGAGTTTCAAGAAGTTAAACAAAATCAACCAGTTACTTAAAAACAAACCTCCCGTGAGGATACCATGAACGTCATCGACCTCTACATCGAAGATCTTGCCCACACGAACCCTGGCACCTCCCTCCTCTCTGTCTCTGGAGGGAGAGAGTTCCGGGGGCCGTGCCCGGTATGCGGGGGAAAGGATCGCTTCGGGGTGTGGCCGGATCAGAACGGAGGGGAAGGGTCATGGCATTGCGGGCGGTCTGCAGCAGGGTGCAAGGGCTGCCTGAAGGGCGGAGACACCATCGAATATCTTCGGCACGTACGGGGGATGAGTTTTGTGGGAGCAAAAGAGTATCTCGGGATAAAGCCATCAAACAGGCCCAGCGCGAAGGTGCCCTCCCTCCCTCGCAGGATAAAGGTGGCTTCTGTCCCCGACGACAAGGCTCATTCGGAGGAGGTCGAGAGCCCCGAGCTGTGGCGTGAGAAGTGTGAGAAGTTCATCACCGCCTGTGAGGCCGCCATCCTCGACCGCCCTTCCGCTCTCTTCTGGCTGGCTGCCCGTGGTATCCCGGAAGGGGCCGTCCGGAGGTATCGCATCGGATTCCACGCGGGGAACACCATCCGGGGCAGGGAATATCAGCCGACTTTCCGGCCGTGGTCGAGCTGGGGACTGCGCAAAGAGATGAAGGAAAATGGCAGAGAGAGGATGCTGGTCCTGCCTGCGGGGATTGTCTTCCCGTATATCGCTGAAAATGGCGAGATCCAGCGCATCACTATCCGCATGGTGGCCCCTGACGCCAACAACCCGCACAAAAAATATCACTATGTGAAGGGGTCCAGGCGCACCTGCTGGCTCGACACTTCCTCTGCCCGCCGGTTTACGCTGCAGGAGGCTGAGCTTGATGCCATCGCTGCAGCATGGGCCACCCGCAACATCTCCCCGGCTGTCGGGCACATTGCTCTGGGGACGACGGGGATGAAGCCGGACACGGCGACGGCGGAGGCTCTGTCTCATGCCTCTCTTATTATAGGTGCGCTGGACTACGATACGCCGAGAGTCAATACGGTGACGGGCGAGATGGAGAGTCCGGGAGCAGCAGCAGGTGCCTGGTGGGAGCAGAACTATCCGCAGTACGTCCGCTGGCCGGTGCCGGTGGGGAAAGATGCAGGGGAGGCCTTCGCTCTCGGGGTCGATCTTGCTGCATGGATTGGAGCTGCTCTGGAGGGGGAGTCGGTTGTTGAAGAAGAGCAGGAAATCGCCGAACCCCTTCCCCCCGTGCAGGTCTTCGACTGCAGCTCAGTAACACTGAAGAGCGGCCGTGTCTTCTATCTCACGGAAGATCGCGACGAGTGGGGCGAGATCGCCGCCAGCGGGACGGCGGTGTTTACGGAAAACGAGATGGAGCGGTTGAAGACGGCGCTGTCTGGAACGAAGGATGAGGTGCAGATCAGGCAGGCAACGGATGCTGTGCTTGATATCAAAGAGGTGCTCGGCGGGTATATCCGGGCCGGACGGTCTTGCATGGAGTGTAAAGAGGTTTGTGGTGGATAAGACAAAAAAACACAAGAGGTGGTGCGGAGTCACCACCTCTGACAGAGAGATCGCAAAAAACAACAGGTTGGCCATGCTCATGCAGGTGGCCGCAAAACGACAACCAAAACAGGTGGATACCATGGCAAGGGATGAACTGGGAACGTGCGACGTGTGTGGATCGGAAGGGAAGAGGGTTCGGTCTTATCTGGGCAAACGCTGCTGCAGCGCATGCCGTCAGGTCAGATCTATAATCAAGAACCACCCCCACCGGGTGGAGCGGATGTACGAAGAGTTCCACGGTGAGCTGCCATCCGGGAGTGAGGCTACTGTTGCAAAGCTGCAGGAACGTTTAGAGACGAATAAAGCTTTGCGGGCGGAGGATTTGAAAAAATATAAAGATCTTACTGACAAGTATGCCACGCTTGACGCGGGGTACGACGGGTTGTCCACCTACGTTGAAGGGTTGATCAGTGATAGACGATTTCTTATGAGGCAAGGGGCTGGTACTTCGGGGGAGAAAACCAAAATGGAATTTGCGTATTCACAGCTGTCGAATTACGCAGAGGCACTGCAGATTGACCGCCGGCACTTGCAGGACCAACTGCAGATCCGCAGCAAGGCTGCCCCCTGCCTCTCGTCTCCCAACCTGCAGGATCTGGAAGAAGATCTCCTCACCCTCTCCCTCGCCTATATCCGTCAGGATGGCCAGACCTTTTCCTCCTGCCTGCACAATATGCAATATGCGGTTCAAGTCGCGGCGGAGAAATCATGAAAGCAGATAAAGCAGGAACTCCTGCAGAAAAAGCCCGCTGGAAGATCAATTACCTCAGCCCGGAAGAGGCGGACAACGCGGGAAAGCCGTCTGGTGCACGGTGCCTGAATTGCACCAACCGCAGCCAGATCCGCTGTGGCATGGAGCTGGATATCCTCTATTGTCTCCTCAGCCCGATAAACCTGTTTCCCTGTGTGGATGTCTCTGGATGGTGTCAAAATTTCGCGGAAACAGACTGTCTTCCCGCCCATCCCCGCTGGTGGAGAATCCCCACAACAGCCGTCCCCTTCATCCACGGATCAGGAGACGGGGAGGTGATCTTTGACTATCGCTGACGACACCACCGCTCACGAAGACGACCCTGCGACCTTCCCTACAAAAAAAGCCGTCTGGGAGTGGCTGCAGGAGAAAGGGGAATACCTGATCGGCCGTTCCCAGTTTTACAAGCACTGTAAAGATCGGCTGTTGCTCAAGGGCAGGCATGGAGTGTACCACCTCGACGATGTCATCTCCTACGCAAAGATGAACCTCAAGCGTGCTGACAGCGATGAAGTCGAGTCTGACCGTGAGCGCACCATGCGCAAGGAGAAGCTGGAGGTCTCCCTGAAAAAGGAGAAGGTCCTGCTGGAAAAAGAGACCTTTGACCTCTCCCGCAAAAAGGGGATGTTTGTCCCCCGCGAAGACTTCGAGCAGGCCATCGTTGCCCGGTCGATCACCTTTATGGCGCATCTTAATCACAGCTTCCAGGCGGCGGTGCCGGATCTGATCGACACCGTCGAGGGAAACCAGAAGAGGGCTGCAGAGCTGGTTGCTGCGCTCTCACGTATTGCAGAGCAGAGGATGGCAGACTTTGCCGTTGACGCAGAGTTTGACGTGATCCTCGAAGCAAACGAATAGCAAACACTGCATGAGGAGTTTGAAATGTATGAGGATATTGACTTTATCAACAGGCCGGACCCGCTCGGAACTCCAGCCCCGGAAGTTGTAGAGTCCCCGTTGAAATACGGCAGGTGGACAGGGATCAGACTCTCTGACAGAGATATCGCAAAAAACAACGACTTGTTTGTGGCGCAGGCAACTGAAAAAACAAAAGCAGGTGAGGAAAAAATGAAAGTGAAGGCAATCGGTGTATGCGAGGTTTGCAGGAAAGAGGGACGACCGCTGACAGCATCTTACGGCAAGGATGTCTGCACCGCCTGCAGTTTGCGGCGCAGTGAGATTCATAAGCACAAGGATCTGGTTATTGAGGAGTTCACCGAGTTTTTCGGATCTTCTCCTTTGCCAGCAGGGGAGGCGGAGGAGTCCGCACAAAATATAAAACTCAAAAAAGAGGCAGAGAGACGGGAACAGTTCATTGATTTTCTGGCCCGTGAAAACAAGGATTTTTCTGTTCTGGGGAGAGATGCACCGCTTGGCGGGTATCTCGACTTTCTGCAGGCGGAACGCCAGCGGCTGGAGGATGAGGTCGCGGACCTTGCCGCACTGGTGGCGGTGAACACCAAAGAGATGGCGAAGGAGGCGGAGGATAAAAGGCCCGCCTTCGGAGAAGTCGAGCGCACCCCTGAAGGTCTTTCTCTCTGCTCAGATGGATCCCTGGCGGGAATTGCCGCTGCATATATATGTCACGATAACGAGTCATTTTCAGCCTGTCTGAAAGGACTGGCAGTACGTCTTATAACACTGGAGTCACACCATGATCAATAAAGTCATTCTTGTCGGCAACCTCGGATCGAATCCGGAGATGCGCTACACCGCGAACGCCACCGCCGTCGCCAACCTCAGCGTGGCCACCAGTCGCAATGTTAAGAACAAGGCCAGTGGCGAGTGACTCCCGGAAACGGAATGGCACCGCGTGGTTGTCTGGGGAAAGTCGGGAGAGTTTGCCGGGAAGTATCTGCACAAAGGCGGCCGTGTCTATGTTGAGGGCCGCCTGCAGACTCGGAAGTGGACGGATAAATCAGGCGTTGAGAGATACAGCACTGATGTTATTGCCGAGGTTCTGAAGGATCTCAGCCCGCGGGAAGCGGCCCCCCGCCCCGAAGGCTTCCCTGCCCCGCCTCCGCCGATGAAGTATCCGGAGGACGGTATCGGGGATGATGTTCCGTTTTGACAATACAGGCAGACATGATAACTCCCCAAACCAACATCAAAAAAAAGAGACGGGTCATCCTGCGCACGGCCCCCGACTATCTCCCTGAGAGCTATCGGCACCGCACCAGCAGGATCCGGATCACGTTCCGGCCGACAGCCGGGGAGAGGCGTTTTTTCCGCAAGAAGGAATTCCTCTCACCGAGCAAATGGGCACCTCTCAACAGAGTCGTGACCTATGGCCCGCTGGAGGGTTCGCGGTGGGACAACACCTTTATGCCGCACATGCGCGGTATCCTCGATGCGTCTGTCTTCCCCGGAGTGCGCTACGTCACCAACAAAAAGGTGCCGCAGTCGGGGAGCTCTGCAGGTAATGAGACCCTGCTGGCATGGACTGCGGACATGGACCCGGGCCCGGTATTTGTCTGCTACCCTGACAGAGAGACGGGCAAGGATCGATTCCGGGATTATCTCTCCCCGGTCTTCACCCGATCACCCCGCCTGCGCTCCCTGCTGACGGGAGTCTCTGACGATGTGTCGTCGATGCGCATCAAGTTGCAGACAGCGCTTGTTTATCTGGCCTGGTCGGGGTCGGTAACCACTTTGGGCAACGTCTCCTGCCGGTATCTTTTTTTGGAGGAGCTCGACAAGTGGGTGCGGCAGTCTGACAAGAAAGAGGCGGATACTCTCAGCCTCGCCCTGGAGCGCTTCCGGGCATACATAACCAACGGCAAGGCGTTTATGAGTTCGACGCCCAGTGACCCTGCCGGACCTATCACTAAAATGTGGCAGAAGGCAGATGCAAAGTTTGAGTACTACCTGCCCTGCCCGGAGTGCGGCACGATGCAGTTTGTCTCTGACAACAACATCCGGTTCGGGGAGCATCGTGATCCGGAGGAGATTGTGAAGAAGGATCTCGCCCGCTTCCTGTTCCCCTGCTGCGGCGTCCTCGTTGATGACCGCACACGGATCAAGTCCTGCCAGCAGGGTGTCTGGTATGAGACCAATGCCGACGGCTCGCCGAAGGATAATCCCCGCCCCTTGGAAAAGGTGTTGGCGGAGGATCACCCGGTCAGTATCGCATTTACCTCTCCGGCGTGGATCTCACCACTCTTCACCCACAGCGAGATTGCTGCGGCAAAACTCCGCGCAACAAAAGATCCGGTTGCTGCACACTACTATGACAACCAGATCCGGGCTGTCGCGCATATCCCCTATCGACAGGGACGCAAAATAGACAACATCCTCATGCGCAGGGACGACCGCCCTGAGGGGCTGGTTCCAGGGAACGGCCTGACCTCCTGCCTGCTTGCCGGAGTCGATACACAGGACAACGGCTTCTTCTTCGACATCCGAGCCTATGGATGGGGGATGACGCAGCCGAGCTGGGGTGTGCGCTATGGTTTTATTGAGTCTCTGGCAGCCCTGTCAACAGTGCTGTGGGAGACGCCGTATCAGGATGTAGATGGTTTGTACTATCCCATCCTGCTGGCGGTTATCGACTCCGGTGGTCACCGTGCCAGCGAGGTGTACGACTTCGCCCGCCAGCACCCACAGCAGGTGGCGGCGTATAAGGGAGCGTCTGGACGTCGTGCGCAACCCTATACCAAGAGTGTCATTGACCGGTACCCGGGCACGAAGGTGCCGATCCCCGGCGGGGTCGATCTCTATATCTGTGACACGCATCATTACAAAGATCAGCTCGCCGGGAAGCTGCAGATAAAGCCGGATGACCCCGGGGCCTTTTTGTTTCACGCTGATACGGATGAGGCCTACGCCGAGCAGTTGTGTGCGGAGTACGTCAATGAGCGCAGGTTGTGGGACTGTCCGCTGAACAAAGCAAATCACTACTGGGACTGTGTTGTTGAGGGTCAGGTGGCCGCAGATATCATGGGCCTGAAGTGGATGTCAAACGAGGTTGAATAATGCCTGCCATATCCGACAGGAGAACAGGAAGAGGAGGAGTTGGCATGCCGTCGGCACTATCCGCTGCGCTGGTCCTTGCGACACAGTCAGCAAAAAATGGCGTTACCTACACGTCAAAATATGGAGCCCCCTGCCCGTGGTGTGGAGTGCGAACACGGATCTACAAGACGATGCCGTGGGAAGGGACAACACGTATCAGATACCATCACTGCGGGGTTGCAGGCTGCCCACTGCACCAGATGGGAATCTCAGTGAAATCTGTGGAGGTGGAGTGAATGGAGTGCTTTTTTGTTGATGGTTCCGCACGGTCCTTTGCGGACATTATCCTGCAGCAAAAAACCCCGAGAAAGAAGTGTCTTGTTGCTTCGTATGGGTTTGGGGTTGAGCAGGTGCGGAAGGTGCTCAGCGCCTTTGATTTTATGATGCTGGTGGCGGATGTCTCTCATGCGCAGCTCAACCCAAAGGCATACCAGATCGTTGTCGACATGAGCGATACCCTGCCAAATTTTTATTTTGTTGCGACGAAAACACACGCGAAGTTTGCGCTGGTGGATGACGAGATAATCATTTTTACGTCGGCGAATTTGTCGGCGAACAGAAGAATTGAGTCGTATCTGGTTGGGAATATGGCTGAGGCCTCCGGTGTTGATGCGCTGAAAAAGATATTTTCCTCGGCGCACTCTGTGGTTTCATACAGGGATTTTACGGGGGTGAGGGAAGGTGAAAAATTTAAACAGGTGGCCGCTAACTATATAGATCAGGGAGGATTGCATGAGCCAGGATACACCCACACTGTCGGGGAGTAAGGACGTTGAAGACGACATTATTATGCAGGTCAGGGACTCTACTCCAATGGGCATTGTTAATATTATTGTCGGGCAGTATCAAATTGCCAGCGAAGCAAAAGCCCGTGTTTTGGAGGAGGGGATTGTGGTGCGGAATATAGGTGGGCTTATTATCCCCCACCCTGCGATTAAAATCCAAAACGATGCCGAGAGGATCATTGCCGGGTTGCTTGGCAAATATGCGGAGGGGGAGTGATGGGGGGCATTAAAAGAGAGTTTACGGCTGCCGAAAGGCAGAAGGTGCTTGACGAATACGGGACCCGGACGCTGGTGGCGATTGCGAAGGATATCGGCGTCTCTCCGAGTTATCTCTCTCGGCGGGCCAGAGAGATGGGCTTTTGCAAGTACAGCACTGATCATAAACAGATGTGCGGGGAGGACCCCTTCGAGCTGTGGCCTTACAAAGAAGGGGAGTTGGCCTGGATGAACAAGGGAAAATATGATGTTCCTCGGGGGTGGAAGCTTTTGCTTGATGGAGATCAGGGAGAAGGGAGACAGGAGACGGGAAAAAGCAACGGCCAGGGGTCCCTTCGTGACGGAGATTCTAAAAACAGGAGAGGATGAGATGGGAGAAAACGAGAGCAGAGATAAAAAAACATCGGGCCCACCACCGCCACCAATTCCTCCACCAAAAAGGATCTTGGCAGAGGATATTTGCAGGCGGCCCCCCGCCAACACCAAAACCACCCACAAACCCGCCACGGAGGCTCAAGAAACCAATGAACAAACAAGAATACGACGTGACTCACGCCGAGCTGCAAGAGATGATTGTTAAAACTGAAGAGATGATAAGGGATTGCGCGGAGACAGGCAGCGAAAAAGATTTCCTTGCTCAGCATCTTAAAAACCTGCTGGACGTGCAGTTGGTTAGGGCTTCGGCTCCCATCGCTGCGCATCCTCCTGTCTCTCCTGCCTGGCCCCCGCTTGGGCCTATAACCCCGCGATAAAACGCGGAGCGAAGCGGAGTCGGATTTAATTGCATTGTTATGGGGCGAACTATGGAAGTGCTACACCTTACGCTTAAAAAGCAGTGGTTTGACATGATAGCCAGCGGCGAGAAGCGTGAAGAATACCGAGAGATAAAGCCGTACTGGAACCGCAGGTTGAACAATAAGAAATTTGACGCGATCCAGTTTCGTAATGGTTACAGCCCAGCCTCGCCCACAATGTTGGTTGAGTTGCGCGAACACCTGGGCGGACTGGGGATTACTGAATGGGGCGCACCAGAAGGCGAGGCGGTACACATACTGCGGCTTGGCCGGATACTGCAAGCCCCATAACATGTTCTTCCCGTGTCCCGGATAAAAGGTTTTCCTGGGGTGGATATATCCCGAGATAATCAGGGTTGTTTTTTCTTCATCTTTTTACGCCAATAGCGTATTTTCCTCTTGCGGAATTTACGCTATTGGCGTAATATATAGACATAAAGGATGAGGGGATTGGCCCCGACTGGAAAATAAAAGGAGAATAACATGTTTCACACAAGCCCGAATAAAGAAATTAAAATTGACAGGTGGGGAATTGCTGGTTCATGCCTATTTTTTTCAGAAGAGGCTTATTTTACATCAAACGCATCGATTTATGTTTTTGAGATGGAAGAGGTCGAGACAATTGAAGCATGGGAACTTTACGATGAGAAAATCGTTGAAGGTATCGCACGGAATTTTGAGTGTGACGAAATCTTTGCAGAACGACTTTTGCAGGGAAAAGAAAATGAGTGGGATTGCGAGAATTGCACAGCAGATCTTTCCTGGTGGTTACAGGGCCAACGTGGAGAATGTGCTGTTTTAATGGGATATGAAGGATGCGACGACTCCGACGAGCAAGGACCCGTAACGATAGTTCCAATGATGGGCCGTGAAAGTGAGCTTAAACTTGTAAAAATTTTAGATGATTAAAATTAAAGGAGAGGACATGATCACCATCCAAACAGCCACCACCCCCGCAACGTTTACAGAGAGCGTTGCGGGGGAAGAGAAAGAGGTCTCCCCGCCAGAAGCCCTGAAGAAAATCTGTAAAGAGCAGGGCTGGTCAGTGCAGGATCTGGCTGATCACCTCGGTGTCTCAAAACGCACTGTTGAGGGGTGGATGCAGGGGCGGCGTAAAGTCCCCCTCACAGCGATACTGTTGCTGGCCTGCCTGCTGAGGCGGAGGCAATCCAGCAACTGACAAGGATTCCTCGTGAGTTGCCGGGGATTCAAAAAGGATAAGAACATGAGCAAAGAACTCAACGATAAGATATTGGACTTTGTTGCAGGATGTAAACAAAACGGCGTCATGCCAGAGGCTGTTGTCTCCGAATACAGCAACATCATCCTGAGCAGTATCGCCGGAAACGGTGATGTCTATACTGACGGCTGGTGGGATGACGAGTTAAAAGAGGACTTTCTGGAATGGGTTGTGGAGACGTATCACTAAAATACCATTTTTTGATCTATGAGGTGGTACGTTCCAAAACGGAACCAACCACAGCCCTGACTCCAACTCCTGAAGTCAGGGCTTTGTCTTTTCCCTTCTCCCGTCTCCCGTCTCCCCAATTCCTTCCCAAAGCTCCACAAATCCTGGTAATTTACCAGCGCTGGTAACCCCTCCCTCCCCTCCATCCATAAAACATGCGATACTTCGCGCATGACAATAACAGAACTTCAAGAACGAAAAACGTCCCTCCTCGATGCTATCACAGCTATAGAGGGCGGCAGCCAGTCCTGGTCCTCACCTGACGGCATGAGCTATAGCCGGGGCGACCTCGCCGCTCTCTATTCTCAACTTCGTCGCGTCGAAGCTGAGATCGCGGTCTGTTCCCCCTCCGCAGACAACGGCGGATACTACGCTCAGGCCTTTGCCTTCGGAGGTCGGAGATAGTATGGCGGGCGTGAAAATATACAGAGCAACCACCGCCCTGATCGGGCAGGTGATCTCTCTTGTCTCCCCCGTTGCTGCTGCACGGTATAAAGCGGGCCGGGAGTTTTACCGGTCGTACACGGCAGGCTCTCTCCGCGATGCCGACCGCAACTTCACTCCCCGCCTGACCTCTGCAGACTCCGACATCCGCAAGGCATGGCCGCTGATCACGGCACGCTGCAGGGACCAGGTGGAAAATAATCCCCTGATCTCCGGGGCCATTGAGCGTATCTGCCAGAACGTCGTCCGCAACGGCATCAATCCAAAATTTAAATTTAAAACTTCCGCTGGCGTTATCGATGCAGCAGCCAACGCCAAGTGGCAGGAATCCTTCCGCCGCTGGCGTCGCTACTGCGAAAGCACCGGCCACGATACGTGGAAAGGCGTACAACGCCTTGTCCTTCGCCACCTCTGGTCTGACGGCCAGTGTTTTGCCCACCGCTGTTTCGACTTCAGCATTCCAGGTGTCAATCCCCTTCGTCTGGAATTGCTGGAGTCGGATATGCTCGATCCCACCGTCGACGGCCCGCAGGCAAACGGCAATCTCGCACGCAAGGGTATTGAGTATAACAGCAACGGCCGCCCGGTCACCTACCACTTTCTTTCTCATCATCCCGGTGACTGGGTCGCGTGGACAACCCTGAAGACTCGGAAGATCCCTGCCGCAGACATCATCCACGTCTGGGACCGTCGCCGGATAAGCCAATTTTCCGGCATCGCCTGGCTGGCGGCAGTGGTTATGGAAGCATATCGCATGGAGGATTTCCGGCACATCACCATGGACGAAGCCCGCATCCAGACGATATTTGGCGCTTTTCTCCGCTCCACCTTCCCCGCCTTTCAGCTTGGGCAGGGTATGCCTCTTGGTGGGCAGGCAACGCCGACGGCAGCGAAGACCGGCGCAACAGATGCACCCACTGAGATTAGTTCCCCCATGATCCAGAAATTGCCTTCGGGCACAGAGCTGCAGTTTACTCCCACCGCGCACCCTGGCAGCCAGTATGAGCCCTTCGTCAAGGACTCCCAGCGCTGGCAGTCTGCCGGTTTAGGTATGTCGTTTGAGGGTTTTGCCAACAACTACACAGACAGCTCCTACGCCTCGGCCAGATCCGGAGCGCTGGAAGAACGCCTCGGGTATCGCGGCCAGCAGAACGTGCTTGATGAGCAGTTTTGCCGCGACGTGTACGCCTGGTATATCGCCGCCGACATGCTGGCAGGGACTGCTCCCTCTCCACTGCCCGGATACTTTAAAAACCCGCTGCTCTGGCATGAGGCAGTAGAGACGGGTTTCCCTGGCTGGTCGTGGGTTGATCCGACCAACGACGCCACTGCCAGTGAAAAACTGATCGGCATGGGCCTGAGCACACACGCCAAACAGTCCGCTCAGCACGGGGAAGATTTTGACATGAACGTTGAAACCCTCATTGAAGAGGAGCTGAAATTGACGCGGCTGGCAGAAGTTCGGGCAGCACGATTGAAAATAGAATCAGGCCAGGAGGCCAATAATGTTTGAAAGAAAAAAAAGAAGCCCGTACCAGCAGCGGGCAGCACTCCCCATTACGCCTCCGGAAGATGCCGAGAACGGCGAGATGGTGTGGACATTGACCACGGAGGCTCCAACGCGGGTCTACGATTGGGGACTGGATGAGATTGTGGAAGAGGTTCTGCTTGCTGATGGCATGCAGGCACCTGCTTCCGGTCTGGTCCCACTGCTCGACAGCCACAGCCAATGGTCGGTGGATGATATCCTCGGGCATGTTGACGGCTTTGCGCAGTCAATGGCCGGGGACTTTCCCGCAGTCACTGGCATTGTCCACTTCTGTAGCGATGAGAAAAGCCAGCGCACTGAAACAAAGGTGAAAGAACGCCATCTCACTGACGGCAGTGTTGGCTATGTCGTCACTAAGTCTCTTTTTATCCCCGACGGCGAAACCGCAGCAGTCAGTGGCCGCACCTTTGAAGGCCCGATCCGCGTGAGCTACGAATGGCACTTAAAAGAATTTTCCCTCACACCCATAGGAGCAGACAGCCTCGCGAAGGTCTCTGCTGCATAACACACAGGAAACACGATGAATCCCAAATTACGAGCATTTTTAGAAAAGAACGGCCTGAGCAAGGGCGCAACTAATACTGACGCATGGGCCCTGTACGACCAGCTGCGCTCCGACGGCGTGGAGCTGAACATTGAGCCGGGGACCCGGCCGCAGACTCGCAGTGAAACTGGCGCCCCGCCCGACAAGGGAACCGATACTGCAACCGACACAGCAGCCGATACTGCAGCTGATTCTGCAGCCTCACCTGCCGAGTCTGAGCAGCGCACAGGTATTGCCGACCAGGTCCGCGAGCAGGTGCGGGCAATGCACACTGCAGAGATCACCCGGGTGCGTGAGATCGATGAGATCATCGCTGCCGCCGGTGGCGTTGACGGCTCCGTCCGTGCAAAACTCGTTGACAACCCGGACTGCACTCCCGATCAGGCGGCCCGCCAGATCCTTGACAGCCTCAAACAGCGCTCCGCCCCCTTCGGTGTGGGTGCTCACTCCGCACAGGTTGGCACCGATGGCCGGGAAAAAATCCGCTCGGCGATGACTGACGCGATCTGTATGCGTCTGGGTATCCCCGTCGAGAAGCCTGCCGCCGGTGCGACTGACCTGCGCGGTGCGACGATAATGGAGATGGTCCGCCAGCATCTTGAGGCACATGGCGAAAATACCCGTGGCCTCTCCCGCCTGCAGCTGGCCACCCGCGCCTTTGCCGGGGGAATGAGTACCAGTGATTTGCCGCTGATCTTCGGGGATGTTGTCAACCGTCGCCTGCAGGCAAGCTATGCAGAGTGGCCGCAGACGTGGATGCCTTTTGTCTCCATCACCCCGGCGGTGGACTTCCGCGATATCTACCCGCTCCGCTTCTCCGGTTCTCCAGATTTGCAGGGGCTGAACGAGCGCGGGGAATATCAGCAGGCAAGCTTTTCGGAGGCCGGTGAAAAGTACCGCGTCATCACTAAAGGACTGGCCATTAACATCACCCGTGAGATGTTGATCAATGACGATCTCAACGCGATGTCCCGCATCCCCTCCGCCTTCGGTGTTGCCGCCAGACGCATGGAAGCAGACGCCGTCTATGGTCTGATCACATCCAACCCGACGATGAGTGACAGCAAGGCGCTGTTCCACGTCGATCACAATAACCTGGAGACGTCTCCGGATTCCATCAACTCCGACAGCCTGGCACTGGGTCGCGCAGGGATGCGGATGCAGAAAGGGATGGGGGGAGAGATGCTTGATATTCAGGCCGCCTTTTTGCTGGCCCCGGTAACAATGGAAACAGCTGCAGATATCATCCTGCGCTCTGCGTCCCTGCCGACAGCCGATTACTCTGCAGGGGTCATCAATCCCTGGGCAGGACGCCTGACACCGATCTGTGATCCGCATCTTGATAATGCCGACGCAGATGCCTGGTACCTGCTGGCGCATCCCGGGCAGGCACCCGTCATTGAGGTGTCGTACCTGCAGGGCGAAGAGGCTCCTTTTGTTGACTCCGCCACGGACTTTGACTCTGACGGGTTGAAGATCAAGGTGCGGCATGACTTTGGTGCCGGGCTCTCTGACTGGGTTGGTATCCGGAAAAACGCAGGGAAAGAAGCAACAGCCGTAACAGGCTAAAACGCAGCTAAAAAAAATAAATACCGCCTCCCAAGAACATGGGAGGCGGCAACACAGGAAAAACAAATGGCTACAAATCTTATACAGCAGGGAGATGTCATCCCCTACACAAACGGCACCGGGTCGGATATTGCGAGCGGTGATTTTGTCCCCCTCACGGCCTTCGGCGGCGGAGTGGCTCTGGTTGATATCGCCGACGACGAGACGGGCAGTGTGGCACTCACAGGAGTATGGACCCTGGCAAAAAAGGCCACTGAGCCCTTTGCTCAGGGGTGTGTGCTCTACTGGGATGCAACAAACAAATACCTGACCACCACCTCAACAGACAACACCGCTGTCGGTGGTGCCTTCCGCTCCGAACTCGCAGCGGCCACCACCGCAGAGTTGCGGCTGGGGTCTCCGCGCATCACTATCACTGTTGAAGCCGCTGCAGGCTGATGAGTGAGAACGAGCAGATTGCCGCTGACGTGCAATGCGAGATTGAGCGAACCGGTGTTGTCGTGCTGATAAACGGCGACCCGGTGTCAGCGTGGATTGCTCCCGTCCTTTTTGAGCCGTCTGCAGAGTATGTCAATACCATGACATCGATGACGGATCTTTTCACAGCGAGCGCTCCCAGGGAATATGTCCCAGGGGAGCGCATCGCTCTTGCACTGCAGGAGGAGCAGTCTCTTGCTCCCGCTGGAGGGATAACCACAACTGCACAGTGGTGGAGTGTTATCAGCCACCGCCGGGCAGGGGCAACGATTCGGCTGCGAGTTGAGAGGGCACAGGGATGAGTGGATATACCATTTCTGGTGATCTTGACGAGCTGAGGCGGCTCACCTTTGGCATTACCGGGGCAAAGGAAGCGCTGGAGAAGGCAGCGGCCTCGGCAACGAATAAGACGGCCACCAGCTCCCGGGCTTTTCTGGCCCGTTCTGTGGCCGCCACCTACCGCATAAAGGTGGGGACAGTCAAAAAAGAGATAAAGATCCGCAAAGCAAGCGCACGCCAGCGGACGATTGAGGCAGCTCTCTACGGCAAAGGCGCGCCGGGAATCGCGCTGCAGAACTTCTTCCCCACTCCCCGCAGAGTGCCGTCGACCAGGCGCACAAAGAACGGAGGATACACTCCGAAGGCGGGGATCAAGGTTGAGGTGCGCCGGGGTAATCGTAAACAGATCACTGGTGCCTTTGTTTCTAAAATGGGCAGTGGTCATATCGGCGTTTACCAGCGCAGCGGGAGTAAACAACTGCCCGTCAAGGAGTTGTTCGGTCCCAGCCCGGTGAACATGATAGCAGCCAATGAGGATATCAGTGACGAGCTGAATGCCTATACCATAACGCAACAGAAAAAAAACATCGCCAGCGCGGCGAAATACTTTCTCAGTAAAGCCGATATCCTGCCGGGATTTGAATAAGAGATAAAAAAATGGAAACAACAACACTGCAGGAAAACGTCGTAGCCCGCTGGCGGGAGATCACTGAAGACAAGGTGTGGCCAGCTCCAGAGGGCGACCGCATTATCCGGGCCTTTCGCCTCGGCTATGGTGCAAAACGGATGCCGTCCAGAGAGGGTGATGATTACCCCTTTATCGCCACCAAAATTACCACCGGCAGTGATACCAGAACCAATGCCGGGCTCACCCTTATCGTTATCGTTGGGCTCTACTCCCCAGTTGACGCTGATGGAGACTACCTCCTTGATGACACCGCTGTCGCTGAGGGGGTCGTTGCCGAAGGCGTGGCCGCCGTCCGGCAGCTGGGATCCTGCTGCAATTACAGCCCCTTTGCTCTGGAAGGGATTACCTGGCAGATCGGCGATGAAAACGGAGACCAGCCCGCGGGCCCCGGATACTACCTGATCGCTGCTGAACTGACCTTTGCACGTTTACCCGTACTCAATACATATAATTAGGAGCTCCACAAATGAATCCAATAACCGCATACAGGGGCAGTATCAACCTGTACTATCAAATCGAGACTGACTCTGCCCTCGGCACCTTCGGGCCTGTTCAGCTTTTTGGCAATATGACCAGCTTTGAGCTGACACCCTCCGCTGAAACGGTGGATGTCACCTCCACCATGAATAGTGACTACGGGCAAAACGCCGACTCAATGACGGAGCCGGGGTCGACAACCATCCCCGCCACTGCCGACCGCCACAACCTCAGCACCATGGCCCTGCAACTCCTTGGTGATGCTGTCGATGATATTGCTGCAGAGTCGACGGTTGCCGCACAGGATCTGGGCACTGTTGCTGCCGGTGAGATTGTCAACCTCGGAGCGCTCGGTGTCTCTGATGTTGTTATTAAGGATTCCGGCACTGCCATTGATACGGATCTCTACTCTGTTATCGAACCAGCGCTCGGTCTGGTGGAGATCAGCACGGCAGGGACGTACACTGCCGATTATACCATTGACGCCAAAAGTGGCAGCAAGATCACTGGCGGGACCAGCCCCGGCAAATTCGTCCGCCTCCTCGGTCGTGGTGTCAACCAGTTTGACAACAAAGAGAAGTTGGTGAAAGTTGCCAGGGCCTCTGTTGCCACCGCCTCAGGCTTTTCTCTGGTCGGGACAGATAACGCGGAGGTAGCCGTAACATTCACCGCCATCCTGCCCTCTGACGGCAGCGCGGCCTTTGAAGTTTACGAGACTGGAAACTGATGCGCACTCTTAAAGAGATAGATCTCGGCGGGCAGAAGGTGCAGGTCCGCCAGCTCACCCTGCGGGAGATGGACAAGCTGCTCACCTCCATGCGTGAGCAGAAAGAACCGAAGACTTTGGACTGGGTCTGCGGGGAGTCCCGCTTGCCCTCTGCTGCTCTGGAAGCGATTGTCTGCATGAACGCCGAGGACATCATTGATCTCGATCTCAACCAGGAGGAGCTGGCAACCTTGTGCGACGAGGCTGAGAAACTCAACCCTTTTGTCGTCGAGGCAGTGGGGCAGATGCGCAAGGTCGCGCAGCTGGAGACGATCCAGAGCACACCTGGCTTAAACGCGCTGCTGTCTCTCTTATCATCTGGGGATTCACCAATATTTGGGAATACCCCTTCGCCGAAGTCTGCCGGATCATCCGACAGCTTAATGAAGACGATGGAAGAACTTTCTAAAAAGTAGGAATTATGGCGGCAACACGGACATTTGAGTTCCTGCTCTCTGCAAAAACTGAGGGATGGCAGAAGATCACCACCGCGAAGAAGGGACTGACAGCCTTTAACCGTGAATTGACCTCGTCCTCCTCGATTATGGCGTCAGCCACCAGGGCGGTGGCTGGTTTGGTTGGGGCGTATGCAGGGATGGAGGCACTCAGTAAAACTGCGGAGATTCTTCTTTCCGCTGATACTGCAGCCTTCCAGCTGGAGAGCTCCTTAAAATCTGCAACCCGGGAATTTGAGGATATTGGCAGTATACAGGAGTGGAATTCTGCTCTTGCTGCGATGGGCGACGAGCTGAAGGTGTACAGCGGCACGGATCTTAAAGAGGCTGCCAGCAGAACAGTTGATATGACTAAACGGCTGGGGCTTGAGGCGTCTCAGATGCAGGAGGTGATTAAACGATCCGCAGATCTTGCCGCAGGAAAGACAACTCTTGTTGACGCTGTCGAGCGGGTCACTGCTGCCCTGCGGGGTGAGGCTGAGGCGTCGGAATTTCTTGGTCTAACGCTGAACGAAACGTATGTAAAAAACTGGTATGAAGCCAGCGGTGCAATGCAGGGAGCGTGGAAAGACCTCACCGACATGCAGAAGGCACAGATTAGATATAACATCCTGCTGGAGCAGTCTGATGGTGTTTCCGGGAAAGCCAAAGAGTCCATCAAAACCCTCAGCGGGGCCTGGATGTTTCTTTCCACGCAAATAAACAATGCTGTAGCCGATAATAAGGACCTGGCGAAGGCCATTAGTGATATTGCAGCACTGGTGGGGAACAACGCTGAAGCCGTTGGCGATTTTGCGGCAGACATGATCAAGGCCGCTGCTGCGACGGCAAGATTTGTTGTTGACAATAAGGAGGCCATCCTCACAGCAGGCGAATGGGCAGGGAAACTGATCATTCTCGTTGCGGCCGCAAAACTGGTCTTGACGCCACTTGCCGCTATCAATGCGGCGGTGCTGGCGATGACAGGGGCCAACCTCGTTGGCTGGCTGAGCGCAACCCTTGCTGGAGTTAAAGCGCTTGGTGCCGGAGTCGTCCTCGTTGCCGGGCCATGGGCTGCGCTGCTGACGGCGATCCTCGCTTCCGGAGCCGCTGTCGCCAAGCTGATCAGTGTCTACCGCGAGCTGAAGCAAGTCGAAGCGGAAAACGCCGCGCAGCAGGTATACAACAACGGCCTGAACGATAAACTCCTCAGCAAAGTGCAGGCCATTGGCACGGCCACTGGCGTCAACATTAGAACCCTCGCAGACTGGCAGAAAGCAATAAAAGACCACACCATCGTTTATGATCAAGCCGCAGGCAAGTGGGTTGCCGCTCACGATAAAGTGACGGCTGCCGGGAAGAAATCTGCGACAGCGGTGAAGGAGGCCACTGGCGATGCCCTGAAGGACATGGAAGCAAAATACCGCAGTTATGTACAGGCGGTAAAGGGGTATCAGGACCAGATTGCTCAGTACCAGATGACCTCTGCCGAAAAGCTGCGCGATATGTCTCGATCCACCATGGACGATACCAGCGCATGGTACGACATGAAGAAGGAGGCGGAGGAGTATGCCGCCGTCGCCGATACGGCCGCCGCCGCTGGAGACTGGGAAAAGGCAAAAACATACAGCGACAAGGCTGCTGCTGCTTATGCCAAATTGAACACGGAGGTAACGGAGAACGGCAGGGTGACTGTCTCTGCAGAGCAGGCGCAGCAAACGGCCATGGCCGGGTACGAAGAGAACACCAACGGCGCCATCGCTGCTTTGAAAGAGATGCAGACTGAGGCCGCCACTGCCGCCGACAAACTGATTGAGGCGGCAGGATTTGCTGATCTGTCAAAAGGCCTCACCGACCTTGAAAAAGAATGGTTTACCAGCTGGAAGGAGATGCACTCCGAAACAAAAACTCAGCTGGCGAAGGTCGAAGAGGAGATCCAGAAGATCGTCTCTAAAACCCGCACCGTCTACATCAACGTGAAGACTGTTGAGAGTAAGGCGACCGGCGGCCTTGTCGGCGTGCAGCGGCTGGCTGCTGGTGGTGGGGTTCGCAACATGCTCGGCGGCGGCTGGTTGCCCGGCTACGGTGGTGGTGACCGGCGACGGATCCTCGGCGAAGACGGTGAATACATGATCAACAAAGGTGCTGTCAAAGAAGCAGGAACGTCTGCAGCTCACGCCTTTAATACCAAAAACTGGGGCGCCCTGATGGGCATCCTCTCCACCCGCTTCGGCAACGTCATCCACCGTGCCACTGGCGGAGAGATTAACAGCGTGGCAAGCTACTCCCCTGTCGGATCAGCGGCCACCGCCGGTGCCGGTGCCGTGTACAGCACCCCCGTCAATATCACCATTAACGCGGGCGGCAGCATTGACACCCTGACCCGCAGCAAGATCCGCCAGTTGACTGATGCCATATCAACCGAGATTGATCGACGTACCCGGAGGAGCTCGAAATGACGGTAGGAATCTTCGTTGATACTCTCGAACTTGATAAAAACCTTATCCTCTCTGGACTGCACACTGTCGGCCAGCGGCCGGGCAGTGATCGGCGGACCCTTGGCAATCGCCTGGCCCCGCAGCGCGGTGCCTCCGGTGGCGGAGAGTTGACCCTGACCAGCACCCTGTCCGGCAGCAGACTCTTTGGCCGATGGACACGGGCACAGATTGACCAGCTGCGAACATGGGCGAATGACGGGGAGACGCACACCCTCACTGTCCACGATGCGTCATGGACAGTGGTCCTGCTTATTGACGGGATTGCCACTGCCCAGCTCTTCCCCCGCAGCAACCCGCAGGAGACTGATATCTATACGGGCAGTGTGACCTTTGCAGTAACTGACTAATACGTTTTCGACGATAAAAAAATAAAGAAGAGGGAAAAATGGAAGAACTCATTGCTGAGACGAGGCTGGCAGCAACAAAGACGTTTACATCAACGGGCCCTTTTGCCCTCTTTGCTGATGGATTGCAGGGTCTGGAAAGAGTCGAAGTCGAGCGGACAGGCCCTTCCGGGGTCCCCGGCCCGGCAACTTGCGGAGAAGGAAAAGTCTTCTTAACGAAGAACAGGAATTCTATCCCCTCTTATTTACCAGGGGAGATTGTCTGGACAGTGACCAAACTTAAAACTGATGGGCTTGTGAGTGTCGGGGCAACAGGAGAGGTGACTGTATGACGCCTCCTCCTGCCTTTGGATTGACTTTTCCTCCTGCTTTCCCCAGCCCATTTCCGGGGGCTTTCGGGGGGATCCCACCTACGATAGAACAAAAAAACTACGATGCAGATGATGAAATTCCATGCGCTCGAATTATCAGCTGCAGTGGGTATGTTAGGGAGGATGACGTATGACGTTGGAATTAGAACGGCCCGCTTGTGGCTACACTGATGGTGTTAAAAACACGTTTGAGACCGAAAAAGATAAAGCTATTCGCAACCAGATAAAGATTGAGGATGCTGTTACAGCTCTGCAGGATGCTGTTGACCTCTACGACAACATCGGCGTGCAAGGGGAACTGGACTTCGGCTTCGGGCCGACAACCCCCGCGAACATTCCAGCGTGGCTGTCTGAGGTTTTCGGGACGACGACATCGGGGCATGAGCGGCGGGGGGATTACGAGACTACTGATGGAGACGTGTGGTCGTATATTCCTGCGTACTGGCGACGCAAAGGGTCCGTTGATTCCCCTCGGTATGCAGACTACTCATTTGAGGCCTTGGACATACTTCCTTTTTCAGCTTACCCCGATCTCGCCACCGCTGCTGCCGATGGATATTCCTGCCCGCAAGCATTTCGGCAGGGGGGTCTGAAAAAGGGCTTCTTTTGGATGAAGTATAAATGCGGGAATGACGACGGACGGATTGGCTCAAAAGTCGGGCTCACCCCCATCTCATTGACAGCCGGTGCGACATACACAAACTCAACATTGTTCGGGGGGTCTGGCATTTATGCCGACTGCGTTAATCTTGCAACAGCGTATAATGATGGCTGTCATGAGATTACCGCACAGCAGGCCGCCTGCATTTCGGAGCTGCAACTTGCTCATGCGCAGGCTGCAACTGATACTGATGCGTGCGCATGGTTGGATTTGACGGGGACAACTAATTTTCCAAAAGGGGCAAACACTGGGGCCGGAACTGCTCCTGCGGATATTAATGATGCAGCATGTACGTTTGAGATGTGCGATGCTACGACGTATTCAGGAGACATAAACAAAAGCAAAACTGGATCTTGTGTGTATCCTAAACGCTGCACACACACAGGGCAATCCGGGGGGATTTCAGACGTAAACGGAAATGTTTACGAAGTGTTAATCGGCATGACGCAGCCGGGGACATCAGCGACAGATACAACAGTGCTGGAGGCTGGTAGCATTTATACTCTCAAAGATACTGTTGATGTCGCAACGCTGACAGGTGGGTGGAACGGAGCGCTGGATGTGTGGGGCGATGCTGCGCATATTGCAGATCTCTATGACACAGTTGTTACAGGAGTTACAGCTGTGGCGAGTCGCTGGGGAGGGTCTGCAATGTCTGTGTCAAATGATACTGATATTGACACAGACGGATATAAAGCCGCTGCCGTCCTCTGGCCCGCTAGCCAGGCCAGTCTCGGCGGGACAAATTTATTCGGGAATGACTACTGTTACGCATATTTCCGAGCGAATTGCGCCCCGTTTTGTTTTGGGAGCTGGGTCTATGGTTCGGACGCGGGCTGCTGTGCGCGGTATTGGAACAATTACCGTTCGAATGCGTACAGCGGTGTGGGTTTCCGCTTTGCCGCCTATGGTCGTTTGCCTGGTAGTTAAGCTAACGCGATAGCGCTTAGCTTCTCATATATTAAGGATTTTTAAAATGAGCAATTCATTTGAGATTAGGGAGGATACGAGACGACTGATAAAAAGGTTAACCATAACATCAAACCACTTTCCGAAACACGAACGTTTTGGATTGCAAAAAGAGCTTAAAGAGAAGATGTATTCTTTTTATTCGAAACTGATGGAATGTGAGTGCAGGTATTACAATAAAACAGCGGTAACAGAATTGGCTGTTTTGTTGTATCAGATATGTGCGCTTGTAAACCTCGCCTATGATATGGGATACCTGTTGTATAACGGAGAAGATCAAGACGTTGCAGCGAAAAGGCATCTTAATCTTTCTATACCGCTGGTTAAAATATGTAAAGATGTTGATGAGTGGAAAGAAAAATTGAGAATTAAGAAGTAATATTGGCGGCCACATTACAACCCCGATTTGTTTTGGGAACTGGGACAATGGTTCGAACGCGGGCTGCTGTGCGCGGAATTGGAACAATTACCGTTCGAATGCGAACAACAATGTGGGTTTCCGCTTTGCCGACTATCTCCACCACCTGATATTGCAACAGCAAAAACTGGGAATAGGGATGTGGCGTCAACCGCAAGGGAAATAATATCAACATGGGCTTTTGAGTATTTTCGGAGAAAATCAGTTTATGGCTTGTCGTATTGGAAATATCTTTGATGATGTTGTCAGTATCCCTTCTCTTTACTCTGCTTTTAATTCAGCGAGAAAAGGGAAGAAAAATAGAAGACATGTTGTTAATTTTGAGCAATCACTGGGGGCTAATATCCTCAGCCTGCACAACGAGCTCATGCTAGAAGAATACTCCCCGGCTGAATACAAAACATTTATAGTTCGTGAGCCGAAAGAGAGGGTTATATTTGCTCCGAGTTTTCGGGATGTCGTTGTTCAGCACGCAGTATATTCAGCAATATACTGGAAGTTTGACGCCAGTTTTATAGATCAGAGCTATGGATGCAGGATCGGTGGAGGGGCACAACGAGCCGCGCGACAGGCGCAGAAATACTTCAGGGCATGTTCCCCGGATGAGTATTATCTTCAGCTTGATATTAAAAAGTTTTTTTATTCAATCGATCACGGTATTTTGAAAGAACTTGTTGAGCGCAAGATAAAAGACAGGAGGCTCCTGAATTTAATTTTTAAGTTCTTGAATTGTAATGATTGCAATGGAGTCGGTATCCCTATCGGTAATTTTCTCTCTCAGATACTCGCGTTGGTAGTGCTAAACCCACTTGATCATTTTATAAAACGAGATCTAAAAGAAAAAATGTATGTCAGATACGTAGATGATTCTTTGATTATTGGCCTGACGAACGAAAAGGCAAAGCGCCTGAAGCATATCATCGAAGAGTATTTGCATGATACGCTGAAAATGTCGCTCTCGAAATGGAGAATCGCAAAGATAAAAAGAGGAACGAATTATTGCGGGTATCGAATCTGGCAGAATAAGATGCTTGTACGAAAGTACATACTCTACAGATTCAAAAAAGCGGTTCTGAATAATGACACACCCGCAATCGTGAGCTATCTCGGCCACGCTAAAGGCACACAGTCGATAGCGTATATGCAAAAAATAATGGAGAATAGATGAACATATATAAGTATTTGCCGATTGTTACAGTCGGCCCGTTTGGCACAGTGACTGAGCATACAGATTCCGACGATGTTAAAACCCTCGGAGTGATTGACGATTGGCACTACGTTGCCGCCGACGTGCCCCCCGGGCCAGAGGAGATAGAGTTTATTTTGGTGACCGACTCAGACGAAATAGATTGTATCCCAACGATCATGGCAAATATGGCAGCTGCAAAGAGGCTAAGAAACTCTATCAAAAGCTGCAAATATATCACAACGCCCGACGGCAATACCTGGGATTACGAAGCGGGCCCGAATGGCTCCCGAGAATTAATTGACAGAACATTGGCGTACAAGATCAATAACAATATCTCTGATGATGCCTCGACTCCGTGGAAGCTGGCGGATGACAGCTGGATACAGGCAACAGCCACTACACTGATTAGCGTAACAAACGCTTGGACAGAGATGCAAGAACGATTGTTTCAGGAATATGCCGTCTGGACGGCTGGGGATTGCATTGAACCCTTCTCCTTTTCGGGATAAGAAACAAAACAACGAGGGGGGAGAGAACAATGCCTTTGTTTACTGGATGGGGGGATAACGGCGTAACAACCTTTTGCTCAGGATTTTGGGACACAGTCTGGGGTGTCGATATAACGGATCTCTGTTATGACCATGACGCAGCATATTCCGCCGGCACGATAATTCTGAAACTAAAAGCAGACTGGAAGTTACTGTCCGGGGTATATCATCGTGCGGATCGCAGCGACTGTGCTGCTCCGCTGCTCATGGAAATAACGGCAGTTGCTGTATATGCAGTGGTATCAACGGTCGGATGTTTGTGGTGGCTGGGCGGGAAGATAAAATGACAGTGGGGAAAAGGCAATGATTGATCTTGAACAGCTCCATCATATTGTGACAAAGGTTATTTCACAATGGGACGAAAAATTTACTTTCCTTTCTGTCGCGGCCCTCGGCGGTATTGCCAGTTTTTTGATCAGCGGGAAATACAAATGGGTTGAATTAATTACCAGTGTGTTCCTGGCGGTATTTATCGGAGGGTATCTCGCACCCCTTGTCTGCCAGCTGCAGGAATATTCTACCGAAAAGACAAATATTATATGTGCTCTCGGTGGATTGATATCACGAGACGCGGCTCGGATGCTGAAAAGGTATACATGCCAACGGGCAGCCTCTTTTCTTGGGCTGCCTGCGGAAAAAACGGAGAAAAAATGAAACGAATCTTTGGAATGTGTTTACCGATGCTGCTGTTGATGGGCGGATGTGCGGATTATGGGAAATACGTTGACAGCGTAAATGCAGCGAATATTGCTATCGCAAAGAACAACGCAGACCAGCGGGTTGCTCAGACACGCTTCGGACTTGCAGCACTTAAGGCAGCGGCAAAAACACCGGACGGCGGCGATGACATGGCTGTTTTTGCCCTGCTGGCATTCGGCAAGGATCGCGCAGAAACTCCGATGATAGCGGTTGAGACACCCGACAGCGCGTCGAAGATAATCGGTGCCGTCACTCCCGTGGCTCTTGGCGCTATTGCAGGCGCTACGGTCGCGAATGTAGCCAAAAGTTTTTCAGAGAGCGGCAGCGACACAACCACAACGACAACTACAGAGACCCTTGCTGAAGAGGAAGAGACGGAGGTGGGTACTGTGGAAGAAGAGTCTGTTGCCGAGGTCGAGACTGCTGCAGTTGAAAAAATCACCAGTGAATAAGATGAACTTCCGTCACTCCCCTGCTCCATGGAGGGCTTCGGATGCGGAGGGAAAGGTCAATCAGAGACTCGATACCGGGCCTGCGGAGCATGCACCCCGGGTTTTTATGATCCCTCTCTCTAGTATATTTCGCTGGATGAGAAAGGTGGTCAAGGGGAAGAAATGAACAAAATACTGATCAAGATAGGGCTGAAGCTTGTTGGCCGGCTGCTGGACGGCAAGAAAACATATATCGTCGCGGCAGGTAAGATCCTCTTCGGGATCGCCATTGCCATCTCGTATGCGTTCCCGGAGTACTCTTTTTTGCCTGCCGACCCTGACAAAGCCGTTGAGGTAATCGCCGCAGGATACGGCATGCTGTTCGGCCTCGGGACCGCGGCGCAACGATCCGCAGCAGCAAAGACACAAAAAAAGATCGAAGAGATATACGCAACTCAAACAGATACCTCGGTGGAATATGTCCGCCGGGGGAAATTCATCAACCCGGGACATGGAACAAAATGAGCAAAATACTTGAAATTGCGATGATGGTGTTGACCCTTCTTCCCAAGGCAATCGCAGCAGTGAAGGCAATCGAAGAAGAATTCTCAGCAGTGAACGTTGGCGTATTCAAGAAAGAGCTGATGGTCAGCTCGATCTCTGCAGCGGCAACAGAACTTGGCGAAACGGATACTACGACGATTGCAAAAGTGGCGTCAGTGCTCGCCGATCGAATCGTGTGGTTCGGCAAAAAGATCGGATTTTTTACCAGTGCGACCGAAACCGCGTCGGAGGAAGAGTGAAACTATGGATAACATGCAGGCCTTTCTGGCCATGATCGCCTTCAGCGAACTCGGCGATCTGGTCCACCGCAAAGACAAGGGCTATTCGATCATTGCAGGCAGCAGGCCAGGGCATGTCATTAAAGCCCGCAACCTGCACGATCACCCCCGCGTGACAGTGCAGCTGTCATCCACGCTGTGGTCTACCGCCGCTGGCGCGTTCCAGATCCTTGAACGGACCTACGATTTTTACCGCAAAAAGCTGCACCTCAATGACTTCTCCCCACCGGCACAGCGGGCCATAGCAATCCAGCTGATTGAGGAGCGTGGCGCTGTGAAAATGGTAGAGTCCGGAGACATCGCCGGGGCCATCAAAAGAGTGAGCGGCATCTGGGCGAGTCTGCCGGGGGCGGGATATGGGCAGCGCGAAAATAAAATTGAGGCCCTCGTCGGCTATTACAATTCCGTGAAGAATATGCCTCATTATATGATGTAATTTTTCCGGGATAAACAAAAGGAAAACAAATGGAAGATACAGACCTCGCGGCCTACACGTCGGAAACCGACGGCCGCCCCACAGATACAACGATCACCAGCGGAGCGGCGCAGAACGTCTTCAAACACGTCACCTCTGCTCAGCGCAAAGCAAGCGCAAAATTCTATACAAAAATATACTTCGGCATCAAAAACACCGACAACGTCTCTCTCATCACGCCAGCGGTGAAACAGTTCGCACCCACCTCTGGCGATCTTGAATTCGTCCTGGTCTGGCCCTCTGCCTACGCCACAGCAAAAAACGACACCGCCCTCGCTGCTGAACTCACATCCTCGAACTGCTTCGGCTCTGCCTACACCTCCGCAGCGGTGTCCACTGATGACCAGACTATCGATGTCACGGTTAAGGATGCCAGATTACTCCCCGGCGGCACATGGCCAATCTTTCGGGCTGGCATGACCATCAACATCACCGATCTCGCCACCGCATCTTCTACCAGTGGCAACGAGGAAGAGCTCACCATCGACACGGTGACCGCCACAGGCACACTTGCCGCACGTATCACCACCGTCGAGACAATCTCCGCAGATTACGCCTCCGGGGCAAAGGTGCAGGGGGTCATTTCCCTTGGTGACACTCTGGAGCCAACAGTGACCGACCCGACGCTCACCGGTGTAACATGGGATACATCCGCCAAACCAGTCGAAGTTGACAACAAAGGCACCATCCTCGACACCTTCACCGGCACTTTTTCTGATACCACCAACTTCATCGTCGCCGGTGCGAGCTACGGCGGCTGCGGAGCGGGAACCATCTCCACCGAATTTGCCCCGTCCAACAGCAACGTCACCCGCCCTCTCTTTACCATTGCCGCCAACTCCATCACCGCCGCCACCGCTGGCAGCACCTTTGTCTTCTCCACTACCCCGGCAAAGGCACCGATCGGTGAGGTGCTGGTTATCCCTGCAGGCACGGCCAGCCTGGCAAACAACTCTTCCACCCTTGTCTTCAACGGCGAGAGTGAGGCTGTGGCGTAACCCGCCATGTCCTCCACCGCACAGCTGACCATCACCAGAGAGATCCCTGACGAGTCAACCTCAAGCTGGGGGGAGGTGTGGCTCAGTCAGGACGAGCCGTCTGGCACATTTATCTCAGCGATTGACCTTGCCGCTGCGCTGTCGCATATCCTCTCCGACGGTGACAGCGTTACCAGTAAAGCTGGTCTCGACAGTGACGGTACCTACACCACCACTGTCTATCTCGCCAGCTCACCGGCCAGCCTCGCCGTAAGATACGGCATCGGTCCCGGGGAGATTCTCAGCGAAACCCGCAGCCTCCGGGCCACCAGCCAGCTGATTACCTTTGCCATGACGGACACGGCGACGTTGTCATGGCCGCCTGATGCGATCATTGCCAGGACATGGAAGGGCATCTGCTACAACAGCGAAGGGGAGGTTATTTCCTCCCCCTCGGTCACTGTGGATGGGGAGTCCCTGGAGCTCAGCGAGGCGGTGTACGGGACGCTGATGGTTACCTACACCACCACTATCCGCAAGATAAAAGTGCGTATCGCCGCGTTCGAAGGGCTCACCTCCTGCTACTTTTGGGCAACATGGAACGGTGGTGTAAGAGTCATGGAGGTTACTCCAAGCTCCACGGCATCGGATGCGCTGACCGACGGGGATGATACGTGGAGCACAACGCTCAACAGCATCCCAAATGATGAATGGACACCGCCGACCGCCAGCAAGGATGACAAGACGATCAATATTGACTACTGCTTGCAGGAAGTATACTAAATGCAAACCACAAGTCTGACTATCACCCGCGCCGCTGAGGATGACGACAGTACGACATCCTCCTGCCCGACGCTGGTTCTGGAGCAGCCTGATTTCGCCACTGGCAGCGATACGGTTACCATGTCGCAGATTGTTGATATGGTCAATGCCGCACGCAGTGGCGAAAGTGCGTGGACCGTCCTCAAATCTGCCTGCACGTATGTGGACTGGGACGATGATGATGAGGGTGTCCTGCATGTAGCACTCCCCTTTTACGCCATGCCGTCCACTCCCGGGCTGGACTTTACTGTCACCGCCAGTGGTGTCACCCTGAGCGATCCTATCAGGAGCAGTGCAGCACGCACCACTGACGCGGTGTTCACCGCCGCCACGACTGTCCAGCTTGACTATTACTTTGAGACGGGCAGCGCTGAGCAGTTGATTCCGGCCTTTGACGCGGAGGGGAATCAGGTCACTGTTTCCGCTACACTCTCCGGCTCCACCCTCACCCTGTCGCAAGCAGTAACCACGGTTTTCCGGGTGACGGGGACAGCCATGGCCTATAAATACAATGCGCAGTTTGACCTCGACCGGACGCCGGAGAAGACAGTTATCACTGTTGATAATAACGGTAACGAGATCACCCGGGAAACAAAAGAGGTGTGGATGACTCTCGACGAGCCGTCCATTGCCGTCCTCGCTACGTGGCTCTGTGAGGTGGATGACGAATGGGAAGAGCAGAGTGCCAGCCTGACGCTGGAGCTGCCGGACTGCGTCTCTTCCATGCTCACAGTCTGCCCGGACAGCGGCGAGCGAAAGAACCCTATAATTCTTAATCCGCCTCACACTCTGGACGTCTATTACAGCACATGCAACGGTAAAGTTTTAGCGACACACGTGGAGGATTAGGAATGCCCAATACAGCCAGCCTGACCATTACCCGGGAGATTCCCGCCGACGATGCAACCACGGAAGATGTGTGGATATCTCTGGAGCAAAAGGACGACTCCAGCGATGACGCCGCGGTGACGGTGACGGAGGCCGCGAATGTTGTCGATGCCGTTTATGATCTCGATCCATGCGATGATGAATATACGCTGGTGGAGGAAACGGAAGAGACAGAGCAGCCGGGAGATGATGAGATCGAGGCCGCGATACAGTCAACCTTCGATCTTGACCTCTGCGACAAGGATCTTCTGCATAGTACGGTAACAACCACCGTTTATGTTTACCAGTCCGACCCGACCACTCCATATCGCCTGCAGATTGAGGGCGGAACGATAAAATCACAGGTCCGCATCACCGATAACATAACAGAGCAGAAGGCGGTGGAAAAAACCACCACCCTCGCTATCGGAAAACCAGTCATAACCTGCACCGCCTCCTGGATGGTTTGTTCGGTTACTCCCGCCCCGAAGATTCAGCGCACCGGCAACACCCTCTTCTGGTCGACTAAATGTTCCGGGACGATTATTATCAACATGCTGACCAATGGTGACCAGCTGACCATTTCCAGCCCGATGAAGGGCACGGTGGCGGATGGGTCGACCACTTTCAGTTGTGCGGAGGTAACGCTCTACGCCTTCCAGGCCGGTGCGAGTGATATGCTGACGTGGACGCCAGCGACCGACTCCGACATGCAGGAGCTGGCAGAGCTGCAGGAAAAGTATTGCAGTGAGCCGAGTATTATCGGGACGATAAAGGATGACGACACGGCGGGCAACATCCTGACTATATATATTAAGGAGTATAAGTGTCAGTGTTCGGGGAATCAGGCATATACTGTGCAGGAGAGTGCCGTTGATCTGTACAGCAGGGAGTATGATGCGGCAGGGTACACAGGGTTCGTTTATAAATATGTTTTCGCGGGCTATGTCGATTGCGGGGAGGAGACCGGGGATATCAATGACCCGGAATTTTATAAGGAGAAGTGTTGCGAGTATCCCCCCCACTGGATGACCCTTCCAAACTGCAGCAGCTATATGGTCAAAAACGCAGGCGGGGCCTCGCTCAGTGAAGAGACGAAGCAGTCGTATAGAGATAGCTGGGCGGGTGCGGTGCGATTCGTGGCGGTGTCTCCTGCTGACGGCGATTGCGGGACGACGACGTATAATCAGGAGCTGCATGCAAAGGATTGTTGTGATGAGGTTGAAACTGATCTCGCGTGGGTAGAAGATTCGTTGCCGGAAGTTTTACCGCATGGGGGCTCTGTTCTTCTTTTTGCGGAAGGTGGATTAAACTGGGAAGAATACACTTGGAAAACCAGCGCAAAGGGAACGTATTTTGCTAATGGCAAGAAGACTATCAGCGCGGGTGGATGTGTCAGGTTGTACGCTGAGGATAGTTTTTGCGGGATGGATTATGTGTATGTGACTGATGGGTGTACCAGCCTGTCGGCGAGTATCCGGAGTGATGAGGGGTATTGGAAGGAGATTGAATATACCTACCAGTTTGCTTCAAGTGTGGTTGGGGGGCAGCCTGCTGATAATATTTATGAAGATACCTATTATAGAACGTTTGGTGAAGCTACGAATGGAAAATACAAACTTGTTGAGAGGGTTGTAAACGGGAGCATGAGTGTGCCTGTGTGGAATACCTGCAGCACTGGATGGTTGGGGCATGCGATTAGCGGCAAGGGTGCAGAGGAAGCCGATACAACCGCAACGGCTATCGAAAACGGTGCCACAGGCAATAGCCCTATACTGGATTTTGGTCTTTATACTGATAAAAGGTTAGGGGGAGAATTTGCATCCGGGGAAGCCTTGGAAAGAGACTTGATGTGGTATTTTAAGTCAGCCTCCCTTCATTACTGTGATGGGAGATACGAGCCGTGTGATCTTTGCACCTGGGGTTTGTCATATAGTCTTTTGGGGAGCAAAAGGTTTAACCACAGTGGCAGACTATACGAATGGAGTTGCGAAGAATGATAACGTACACCACGACACAATTGCAAACAGCCCTGTCAATAATAACAGCAGCAGGGCAACAAGGGCAGAGCATGGCGACTCTCAAACTGAGTATTGAAAAAACCATTGAAGCCCGTGGCAAAAAATACAGTGGGATGGCAACGAAACCAAAAGAAAAGAAACGGCAACTTTGCCCGGAATGTGGAGCTGAACTTTACGCTTCCCCAGCTGCTCTCGCCGAGGGGTTCGTTGCTCTCGGGTGCCGGAAGTGCAGATACAGCAGGATGGAGGGTGTTAAATGAGTGCGTGGACTCCGGCAGAAATAACAACCGCATTATGGATTGACCCTCTTGACTCGACATCAATAACAACGGACAGCTCCGACCAGATAACAGCGATTACTGATAAGAGCAGCGAAGCGCATGTCCTGACAGTTGAGGGGACTCCAGACCTGGTGTCGAGCGGAATATCGTTTATTGACGAGGAGGGGTTTTATGTTCCCGGGCTGCTCCGAACAACTCCCATCACTGTTACATTTGCGCTGAAAACATCTTCAACAGTTTTCTCGCTAATGGGACTTTATGGGCAATATCCACTCCTCTGGGTTGAGTCGGAAAGCAGCAGCAGCCCTTTTAGATATTCGTTGACTGGGGAACCCACCGCATCTTATATCAACGGGTCTTTGACTGACTTGTCGACGGAAATAATAGCATACAATGCTATTAGCACGGGCGGAACGATAATACTGAGCTTTGTTTTGGACTCCTTTGCCGATGGCGTTGACCCCAGGGCTAAGACAACGTTCGGGGGAACCCTTGATTATCCAGCCATGGGGTACGACGGAATAATCGGAGAGATAATCATACACGATGAGGCATACCGGGAAAAGGTCGAAGGGTATCTTGCATGGAAGCACGGGATAGAATCCATCCTGCCGACTACGCATCCGTACAGCGCTGCCGCACCGGTGACTGTTTCTCTGTCATCCCTGATCTTTACCCAACCATTCGGCATCCGTCTTGACGCCATGCTGGAGCAACCCCTGACCCTCCTCTCCATGTGGGGTATCTCCCTAAGCCAATCCTTCGGCATCCGCCTCGCCGCCGTCCTCTCGCAACCCCTCGGCGACTGCGCAAAGGTCCAGGCCACCCTCGACCAATACCTCTCCGACTGCCCTGCCCTGCGTACTGTCCTCAAACAGGCAATCAGCTATACAGAGAGCGTGCAGCACAACTTTAATCAGCCCGTCACTATGCTCGACGTGTTGCGCATGACCCTTGGGCAGTCCCTGTCAATCGCCGATGAGCCCATGCGGCAGGCACTGACACAGCGGTTTTCCATCCAGGAGCTGGAGCAGTTCAAGATGGCATTCAGCCAGCTTTTTGCCATTGATCCTGGGGGGATTGTTCCCCAGGAGGGAACCACCACAGTCACTGTGGACGGGCAGGAGGTGTTGCCGTCGGCTATTCAGCAGGTGTTCCTTGAGCAAGACGAAACCGTTTTTCACTGCGTCGGTGAGTTGCAAATCCTCACTTCGACTGTGGCGTTGCTCTTCAAAACGGGGATCAGTGTGGTGGAGATCACCATCCCGGACGGTACGGTTTTCATTTTGACTCCAGAAGCGGGCAGGCGGACGGCAACGAACGGCGAAGAGACGTGGATTATCCCCCTTGTGTCACCGACGATCTCGCTTGACTTCCCGACAGCCTCAGCCCTCGAAGCCCCGGAAGAGGGAGCGCTGTCCACAGCAGTGGCGGCCACACTTGCCGGGTCGCACGAGATTACGTGGGATCTGCCTGCCTGGTACCTGTCGGCGGACATGTTGTCTTATATGGAGGATGCGTCACCCATCGATGCGCTGAAAACGCTGGCCGCTGCTCCCGCCGGGCTTATCCAGACGACGCCGGGGGGTGTTCTGCTGGCCCGTCCGGAGTACCCGATCAGTACCACCGACATCGAGACGGCCACCCCGGACTATACGCTGGTAGACAACAACGACATCTTCACCGTCGACGTCGCCGCAGACGACCGTGACGGCTACAACAGTTACACCTATACCACCAGCTCCTCTGACGATGACAGCGAGTCAGTATCTCTGGAGGGGGAACAGATCTCGTCTACCCTCGCGAGGGTGAAGGTGTGGACGCCGCTGGAACTCGGCTGCAACCTGCTGCACAGTGGCGGGTCATGGGTGACGATAACGGATGAGGGGATCACAGAGGAGACGATCAGCGAGCAGGTGGAGATCATTGAGGGTGTGGGCACGCTGCAGTATGCCTGCACGGAGATAGTCTCCATCGATTATGATGAGGACGATCTGGGTGCGCTCACAGTGTCGGGGACGAGTATCACCACCGCCACGGCGCTGAACACCCTCATTGATCTTGAGTACACGACCCGGTACTACATGTTTTACGTCAATGACCCGCAGGCGGAGGATGTGCAGGTCTATCCAGAATACCCGCTCACTGAAGCAACGGAGTCAACGACCGGCATCAGCACCTCAACCACCCTCTCCCGCCAGCCTGCAGACAAGCCCGGGGATGATATTACTGACGACCTGCTTGAAGGAGCACCGGCCGCAATAAAAGCGAGGCTTATCGGCGAGCTGGACTACAACTGCTCACAACGACAGACCGTTTCCACCACCAGCCCTGATATCGGCTACATTGCGACCGGAAGTCTGTTGGAGATTGAGGAGTCAGGCGGGACGTGGCGGGGAATTTGCCGCTACTGGAGCTATACTGAGACCATCACCGAGCACGACTACAGCATCACTGTGGCGCTCGGTATTGAGAAGGAGGCTGAATAATGCTTGATTCCATGACGAACACCGTGGTGCTCACCTTTGGCGACGAGGTGAGTGACGATTCGGGCAGCGTTTCGCTGGCCATTGACCCACGGCATAAGGACGACGATGGAGAATTCCCGACCAGCTACCTGCCGGGCACGGTCGTCTATTTTTTGATTTACCACGATACCGACACCGAGATCCTCTCAGTGTCGGCGACCGATGGCGGAGAGGCCGAACTCCTCAGCACGACGACGGCCACGGTGGAGATTGATCAGCAGGTATTCCCCTCCGCCGAGGCGGTCTCCCTCTCCATTCCCCCGGTTGGGGATGTCTCCGCCTCGACCTTTTACGGCCGCACAGCAACCCTGACCACCGACATCGAGAACAGCACGGTGAAGGCCAGCGCGTATCCTGTGATGGCTGATATCAGCTACCAGGCACGGGTCACCAAGGCACGCGACACCTTCACCAGCAGTATTGACATGACCACCGGCGACTCGATGCCGGTGGCCCTTGTTGTGACATACAAGGCAACATCTTGAGGTGACATGTATCATGTCGTGGGGTTGCACGAGATGGTCCCCAAACAACCCCCGCCTCCTGCATTCCCCTGCAACGCCTCAAAACATACACAAAAAAATACCCCAGAACAGCATGATAGCCGTCTGGGGTAACTTTGGGGTTACATTGGGGATACATACTTGCCGCTTTCGCGATCTCACCGCCCTTTGTAAACCCTTGTATTATGGTCGGGAAGAGAGGATTTGAACCTCCGACCCCTGCGTCCCGAACGCCAGACGGCGGAGGGGGTAGATGGCTGGAATTATTGTTTCTTTTTCTTTGCCTGGGGATACTTCTTTGTTGCACCAGGAGTGCCTTTCAGGCCTGCAGTCAGGCCACTGACGGCACGTTCCTTGAGGGCGGAGCTGGTCTCCTGGTATATGCGCAGGGTGATGGTGGGGTCGCTGTGGCCAACGATCTTTGATACTGCACCGACGTCACCTCCGGCGGCGAGCATGTCGGTGATTGATTTGTGGCGGATGGAGTAGGGACGGATCTGGCGATCGATGCCAGCGCGGGCCAGTGCGGATGCCCATGCGCTTGATGCTCTTTTGATTCCTCTGCCGTTCCAGTGGATGATGGGTGTGTCGCTGTGGAGTTTTTCGGCGGCGTCGGCCTCCTTCCACTCTTTGAGGCTTGCCAGCAGGTCGGTGTGGATTGGCACGTCTCGGGATGTCAGTCCGCCCTTTCGCGCAGAGATGAACCGCAGGCGTGCTGCCTTCATGTCGACCTGTGCCCATGTGATACCAAATGCCTCTTTCCCTGGTCTCAATCCAAGGTAATAACTGAGCAGGATCAGGCGCTGGCAGTGTGGAGCGGCGTGTTTGAGGATGGCCTCGAAGTCTTCCTGTGACGGTGGCACGATGACCTTGTCGTCCCGTTTCGGCATTTTATACCCTGTCATGGGTGATCCGGGCAGGATGTTGCGGGAGACTCCCCAGTTAAGGATTGCGCGGATGATTGACAGCTCGCGGTGGATCGTTGACAGTGATACCGGCCTGTTGCCTGCTTTATATGTTGGACGGCCGTCCTTCCTCCCCATGTAAACCCTCACCCTCTCGTTTCGTCGTGCCTGCACGTACTGGTCAATCTTTGCGGGTCTGATTCCCATTGCCGGGATTCGGCCGAGGATAGGGTTGATAATACCTTCAAGCTTGTAATAGGTTGAGTCCTGATCGCTGTCACTCATGTCGGAGACCTTGGCGGCAAGGTACTGCCCGGCAAGCTCGGAAAAGCTTATCCCCTGCCCGTTGTCCGTGATCTTACGGCGATCGAGGAGGGAGGCGTCAAACTGCTCTGCCTGCTGGCGTGCTCCCTCTCCACGACTGAAATACCTCTTTGTTGCTCGCGGGCGTGAGATGTCCCTGCCTTTGCGGAATTGGCAATACCACCTGCCGTCTTTGGTTTGATGGGTGCTCATGGTGGCGTCCTTTACGGGCGGGCAAGGGCTTCTTTATGTGGTCTGGTTTTGCTTCGCTATTGTGGCCATGGCTTTTTTATGGCCCATTGCCGCCGATGTCTTCAGGTCTTCACGGGCCTTCTCTTTGTCACCCACCTTCGCGAAGGCAGCAGCTCTCAAGTAAAAGACCTGTGCGGTCTCCTTATATTCCAGCGAGCGGGTAAAGGAGGCGACGGCTGAAGTATAATCGCCAGTCCTGCACTCCTTTTTCCCTTGTTCCTCCCAGTGTTTTTCTCTGCTTTGCGTGGTTGGCTTCGTTTTGGGTTTGAGATCATGCGAGCAAAAGCGGCAAAATGTTGCATCTGCCTTGATTTCCTCGGCGCAGAAGGGGCACTTTTTTGTTTTTTCTGTTTCGCGAGGGGAATTAACGGGGATAAAGACATCATCCTCTCTCGTGATCATGTAGACGATCACTGCGGGGATAGTGATTACTGCCCATGCGATAATAAGGCGGACAGCAAATTCCCAGTCCCTGTGCGTCAGAGCGAACTTCTCGGATTCGCTGCCTCCAGTCTCAAATACCCCGCTGAGAGCAAACAGCCAGAAGGCGGCGAAAAGGAGTATGGTCCACGACCAGATGGCGGCCACGCTCTTTGATGCCCGGTTGATAAAGCCAGGCAAGTGGACGTCTCCATCTCCCGTGAGGTCTGCTGTCTCTTTTGCGATGAGGGCAAGGGTTTTCCTTTTCGCCATGTAGATGATAAAGACAGGGAGCCAGAGAGCAGCCACACACAGGCTCCATCCCAAAGGTCCCATATCAAAGACACCCGTTGTCATGCCCTTCCTGACACCTGCTTTTTTACAGTCATCATATACCCATATAGCGCTGGCAATGGGAACAGCCATAGCGATAACCAGCGGCAAAGCGACAAACCATAACAGTGTGACATCCATCTCCCAGCCTCCTCAATATTTTTTAACCTTCTCCATCACCCGGCCAAGGATTGACCATTCATTCTCTGTGATCTCAATTGGTCGCCCCCAGTCTCCATCCAGCGTCACCAGGAAGCCCCTGCCTGCCTCTTGATAGTATTTGCGAAAGATGGCCTTCTGCCCGACGTGTTTGGCAAGGACGTAGTCTCCAGAGCCTGCCTGGTGATCGGGGTCAATGGTGAGATATTCTCCCTCTTGAAATTCTGGAGCCATAAACGGCCCCTCAACCCTGACTGAATACGGTCGTGGCCCCAGATCTGACGCTGAAAGTATTGTTTCGCAGTCTTTCCCCGGCTTATAGTTTTCCCAAATGCTCATCCACTCCCCCGCCTCCTCATACGATATTACCGGGATCTCCCGGACTGGCAAGGGACCACCACAGATTGCTGCTGGCTCCTCACGTTTAACATCTGGATAGGGTGTGCCTTCTCCGGTTGATAACCAGTCCAGGTCGCACTCAAAATAATTAGATAGCGCAATTAGCGTTTTACGTCGAGGCATTTTAGTTTTTCCTGATAACCACTCTGTTGTCCTCGCCGTGCTTATCCCAAGTGCCTTTGTAACCGTGGCGGGAGATATGTTTTTTCTGTCTATAAGAGCTTGTAATCGTTGAGAAAACATGCATTTTACCTCCTTTTTTTTCTTTCTTTACTTGTTTAGCTCTATCTTTTCGTTGCTTTTTTTTGTTTTTTGCTCTATTTTAAGAACCACTATGAATGAGCAAAACAAACAAATAAAAAAGTTTTTGAAGGAAGCTGGAGCAACCCAAGCTGGCATTGCTCGTGAATTAGGGCTCCATATTACAACTGTAAACCAGGTTGTTGTAGGACGTCGCCATACGCGCTACGTCCGTGAAACTATCGCCAATGCCGCAAACAAGCCCTACGAAGAGGTTTGGGGCAAAGAGAGTTGACGGACTTCATTTAATCTTATCCGGCACTGGCCAGTTTATCAAGTGCCCTATAATTACAGGTTACCAACAAAAAACAGAAGGAGGAAGACGTGAAACAGAGCAAAGCGAAACGAAAGCGGGACTATGAAGTGATGGAAGAGGTCCTGAATAGAGGAGATGCCGTCGAGCTGGCCCGTCGCCTTGGGGTCTCCCCTCAGTTCGTTAGGGCATGGTACAGGCAGCCTGAACAAGAAAGCGAGTTTGCAACTGGCCGCACTGGTCCGCTGGGTCGCCTGTCCGCTTTAATCGGCATGATCCGGGAAGAGGACGGCGGCCCGGAAAGAGCATATCCCGTTGGTAACTATATAGCCCAGTTACTCGGTGGAGTCTTTGTCCCCGAGATCACAGCGACACACTCAGCAAACAGTGACGCCCTGCACCACATGAGCACAGTACTCAGAGAGTGTGCCAGGGCCGTGGAGACAACCCGGGTCAGCTGGTTTGACGAAAGCCCCGGGGAAATAACCACCGCCGAGTCAAGGCAGTGCGCCGGAGTTATCAACGAGGCCATCAGCTCTCTGCTCCAGCTGGGCAGGTGGATGGATTCCCAACGATGAGTGACGAGACATCAGCAGCGAGACAGGCGCTGCACGCAATAGAGGAGGCCATCAAGGGCCTTGAGCTGCAGAGGCTGGCGTTGCTTGCCACGCTCCCTGCGCGAAAAAATACAAAGGCAGCTCACATGCCGAAGCCGTGGATGCTTCGGCAGCAGTTGCCGAGAAACCAAAGGGGAATAAAAAATGATCAGGCTTGAAGAGGTGGGGTGTGGGGTTGTGGCCGAGAAGTTCGACGACGAAATTACCCGTGTTGTTAAAAATATTATGGATATCAACACGGAGGCAAAGCCAGTCCGTGAAATAACCTTAAAGCTGAAAATAAAACCAGATCCAGAGGACAGGAGCTCATGTTCTTTGGAAGTTAGCTCCTGGAGTAAGCTTGCTCCAACAAAATCGTATGTGTCGAAAATGAATGTCGGAATCGATAGAAGCACTGGAGAGGTCGACGCAGAAGAGATTGTTTCCATGCAACCATACCTTTTCCCAAAAACACGTGAGGTGGCGTAATGGATAAAACGTTTGTAGAGGCAATTGTCGAGAATGCGAAACCTATAATAAAAGAAGGACCTAATGGCATAGAATTCAGCAATAAAGAATTTTTCGCTATAATGAGCCCTTCGCCGAAGCCGCTTGCCGTCCACTCCCTTTCTGGGATTGCAGGGTATTGCAATCAGTTTTTGCCGAAAGATGCTTCTCTCGACAATTCAATACTGGTTATTGAAGGCCCTTCTCAAGTCTCTCTTTATTCTCAGCTCAACAACCAGACGCGGCAACGGGAATGCCTGATCATGGCTATTCTGCAAAGAGATTCCTTCCCATTTGGTGTGAAGTTGCCGGTTGAAAAGTTTGTAATCTCAATGCAGGCCTCTTTTGTTCAGGACTCCACTACAGCTGCCATCCTTAAGATGCTCGGCAGAATGAAATCAGGAACTGAACAGCTGACCGAAGATGATGGAGTAACGCAAACTATTGCGATTAAAAAAGGGATCGTGAAGGAAGCATGGGCCTCAGTCCCGAACCCCGTAACGCTCGCCCCACATCGGACATTCTCGGAAATCCTTCAGCCTGCGTCAAAGTTTGTTTTGCGTGTGGATAGTGATGGGCCATCGGTCTCTCTACATGAAGCAGACGGTGGATCGTGGAAAGACGAGGCCACTGTATCAATCCAAAAATATCTTACTGATACAGTGTCAAACGCAATGGTTCAGGTCATCGGCTAATAAAGGTGTTGGCTTCTATCATCCAGTAGCGTTTTGGCTGGTAGGAGCCAATTAAAAGGAGGAAGGGTAATGGCTGAGATAGCAAGAGCAGTGGCAAGGGACATCTCAAGGGTATCAATCGTGTCTGGCATGGTTGCCGAGATCATAGCCGCAGTGTCCTGGAGGACGGTTGCACTGTCTCTCGTTGGCGCAACAGCATGGAGCGGGATTGTTTATGCCCTCACTGTCCAGCTGGCCAAAGCCGGTATTGACCAGGGGACATGGTGATTCTCCCCCTCTCCCCCCGGAAGGTTCCCAGCCAATTTTCAAGTACTCCCGCCCCTTTACGGGTCCTCTCTGGGGGTCGCACTACACGGGCACAAAGGAG